GTTACCGCGCCACCAACTTGCAGTGACACTGATGACATGATCTTGTGCGTCAAATCAGCCTTGGCAGGCATAGCAGCTGCCAATGTGATGCTTAATACCAAAAGTGCGCGGTTCATTTGATGCCAGAGCGGGTGTTGCTGTTATCTACGTTAACGCCATTGTCTTCCTTCTTTTTCTTGCCAATCTTGCCCAAGGCTGGCGTGTAAGTCGCCGCCGTCCCCGTGAGCAACGAGGCCGGGAAAGTCGGATCGACAGCTTGAGAGAAGATGCCAAGATAGTTGGCGGTCAGGATGCCCATCGACCACAACAGGATTGTGATGCGGACCAAGTCGCCCAGCCAAGAGTGCTGCTGTTCGTCCTGTTCTTCTACCTTTGGCTGTGGAGTTTCTGCCATTGGACAACAGAGCTACGCTTCAAGAGTAACTAGGCCAGGCCAATGCTTCTAATTCTCAAGCCTGTGTTGATGACCATGTGGAAATCACGGGCCTTCAAGGAACTGATTGTCGCGATGTGCGAGAAGCTTGTATCGCGCACCGACAACGATTTGGATGACCTGGCTGTCAGGCACCTTCGTGAAATGCTTCTACCTGACACAAGGATTGACCACTAGACCTTGTCCGGCATCATCCAAGTGACCCTGCTGGTCATCGCCATGGCGCTCGCGTTGCTGCCCTTTTTCGAGTGGTACAAGCCAGACGTGCCGCATCGCATGGCTGCAATCAAGCAGTTAGAGGAGGCTATGCCCGCAGAATTATTGTCTGAAGACGCTGAATGGTTTCAGTCGTGGAAGGCCAGTGGCATTGACCAGGAGGTGTACTTGCCTCGTTACTTCAAGCAACTAGACCTGCCTGGCGGTGAGCGCAAGTGCTTTACGAGTGCGGCAGCTGCTGTGGCCGCGTACTACAAAAAAATCTCCACACAGGAAGAGTATGAGCGCATTAGGGCTCGATACGGCGACACCACTTCTGTTTTCGCTCACGTTGAGGCACTGACCAACTTGGGCCTGCAGGTCCGCTTTGTTGACAATGCTGACGCAGAGGACGTGATGGAAGCGATTGACGCTGGCATCCCTGTCCTTGTCGGCTGGCTGCATCAGGGCAACATGTTGCGCGGTGAACCGCCTATGTGTTCAAACCTGACGTGCGGCCACTGGTCGGTCCTGCACGGCTACCAATCGCGATATTCATCAGACCCGAGTTGGCTTATGACGGACCCAGCTGGGCTGCCTGACATCGAACGGGGCGGGCACAATCCTGCGCTGTCTGGTTATCGCGTCAGCGTCCGACAGGCTGCATTTCATCAACGCTGGCAAGATCGCGGGCCCAAGAGCGGCTGGGCAATCTTTGTCGAGCAGTAGCCCCATGGACATGCACAAAAACGCTGCTTACCATTCAGGGCAATAGATTTTGTAACAATCCGATGGGCTGGGCTGACTGGATGCAGGTGGTCCCCACAACGGAGGAAGCCTTTGAGCTTGAACGCAGCGTTAGAGAAGTCAGCAACTGCGATGACGAGGAAGCATTAAAGATGCTCTGCTCTGCCCTTGTGAGACAGAGCTGGCATCAATCGAAACTGCTTAGTCAAGCTGTTGGCCGCATTGGTGAGCTAGACGCCAAGATTGCTTGTTGGGACTAGCCATGTTTTCCTGTGATCCTTGACCTGTAGAGCCTGACGCAAGACTCGTAGTGCCATTTGGCCTGCCAGTCGTGCTTGAAGTAGCGGACCATGCCGCAATGGCTCACCTCCCATAAAAGCAACCCGTCTTTCTCGACTTGCTTCATGGTTGGCCTCATAAAAAAGGAGCGCGATTGCGCTCCCCCCTCGTTCTTTCCCACGTTAGAAATCAATGCGAGGTTTGTCAGCTGTGCTGGGCTTGGCATCGCTTAGAGCCATCATCAAATAAGCATTGCGGCTTTCCTTAGCTGTGCGTGGCATAAGGTTGGCGCGAAGCTTGACGCACTCGTTCCCTTGGATGTCCTCGCAGCGTTCTGCTGTTTTGGCCCATTCAAAAAGCTTGCGCAGTTGGTCAACGGGCACGTCCATTAGTGCCCAATAGTGGCCGTCCTTCTTTTGGTCTTTGTTGAAGTTGCCAAAGATGGTGAAGGCGTCGGGTGCGAAGTCAGGCATTACTTTCCGTTGAAGAATTTGGAGATGATGGTCATCAGTGCAGAGTTGATGATGCCGTTGTGACGTTGGTCGGCATAGTGCTGCAGCTGTTGGGCTAGCTGTTTATCTAGCCGCACTTGAAAGTGCTGTGAGCGGCGTTTTTCGTCAGCCTTTGCTTGGTCCTCGGGTGAAAGAAAATTAGGCATTCTCTTGAATCCAGGCTTGATGCTTTCGGCTGGTGATTGCGGGAGCAACCTTAGCGTCGTCACCTAACTTGAACGCAAAGCGAAAAGACTTGCAGAAGTTCTCACGCTTGCCAGGTGTCATCTCCTGGATAAGACCGATAAGCATTTGGCGCTCATCTTCTGACAGAGGTTGATCTTCTGCAGATACCTCTTTGACAGCTGGCGCTTTTTTTGCTTGTGGCTTTGCTGCAGGCTTGTCGTCTGCAAAATCGCCATCCATGTCCATGTCAGCCGTGAGGCCAAGCATGGCTAACAAGGCGTAGCGTTTTAGGTAGGTGCAAGAACTACCGAAGTCATGAAGCGGGTTTCTCCCCTTGCCGATAATCATTGGCAGGCGGCTCACAAGGTCAGCGCCGCTGACGTGCAGCAACCGCGTCACTAGGATCGGATCAACGCCTTCACTCGGCTCAAACGTCTGTGAGATCACAAGGCCGTTCTTGATTAGATGCGGCGTGACGGTAGAAAGCACAGTCTCAAGATCGGCAAACTTGCCATATTGAGCATTGGCTGTTTTGCCAATGGCGGGCACTGTCTTGTGAAACGAGACAAGCGCCTCAATCAAGGGCTGTGACGGTGATAATGGCACCGATAAAGTCATCTGTGGCGTACCTCTTAGCGGCGTAGATAGAAACGATCTGCGCATCGGACCTTAGAAGGACCATGCCGCACGCATCAGCAATCGCGTCACCACATGCCCGACATAGCTTGTCTAAATCGGGCGTTTTGACGTAATGCCTTGGCGCTGATGCTTTTAACTTTGTGGCGTTCTTGCCTGTGCCGTAGTGCGACAAAGGCCTAGGGAACACGAATTCACAACGCAGCGATACCGCTGCAGTGATGTCCCAGTCAGCTGGCTTCTCGCGATACGCAACGGATGCAATATCTGAGCGCCAGCTGCCTAGAGCATGTTCATTGTTGGCAACGACTCTGCTCCCATAGGCTTTGACAGAGCCCTGCGGGACTGGTGTGCCAAGAACGCGGAACGTGAAACTAGCCGGGTAGCTGTGCATAAGCCTTGTCGATTGCAGAGTTCAGCAGCGCTTGGGCGAGTTTGGTTGAGCTAAGCCTGGGCTGCTCGAACTCGATAAACTCACCGGCAATGCTGACATTGGTCATGTTGCCTTTTGTGGCTTCTGAGAGCTTGGCAAGCTTGTCAGAACGTGACTGATCAAGGTGAATCGCGACTGATTTCATTTTTGCGGGCAAGGTAAAAAGCAAGCTCTAGTTTTGTGAGCTTTGGGTTTTGTTCGTTGAGTGCTGCCTTGGCCCTGGCCTTGGCAGCCTTAACGGTGTCCTCAGGCCGGGTGTTCCAGTAAATCCCACGGCCCATTACTTCAGCTTTTCGCAGGCTGCTTGCCAGCCCTGCTCACAGTGTTGACGCTGTTGCTTGTCGAGAGTGTCAGTAAGACTGATCCAAAAAGCACCGCCAAGCAAGACGCAAAAAATGGCAACAATGATGCCGTTGGTTTTTGGGCTGCGGTATTCCGGGTCATAGAAACCAGGACTGCGGTCGTTGATGTGTTTCATGAGCGAACGGGGGAAAGGGCTCATGCGCAGCATCATGACGTCACTGGTATGCCATGTCAACGCTTAGCCTTGCCTTTCTTCTTTTTCTTTGGCTTCTGTTGCACTCGCTGCACAGTCTCTAAGTAGCCAGGGGGCTCAGGCACGCCCCCCTTGCGCAGGATCTCAGACCAGTTCACGCAGACGCTAAGCGTTCAAGCATTCTGCGATGCACGCCAAACTCAGGCTTGGACTTGCCGTTGAATCGCTCAACAGGCTTGTAGCCCCACTCCCCGTCTGGCACAGGCACCTCAGCAGTTGCCCAAACGTGATTGCATCCCTTGCACTGGCGTCGTCGGCTAATGGCCTTTTCGCTGGTGTGACGTGATTCGAGGACGCTTATCCAAGAGCATCCGCACTCAGGGCACTTCATCAAAAATCTGGCTGTAGAACAGAGAAACGGCCCCAAGCGTCTTGCCATGCGTCCGTGGCTTGCTCAAGCTCCGAGAACCGGACCTTGCATTTGCCTGGGCCAGCAATGATCGTCACCAGCTTGGTGACGTACACGCCGGGATAGCAGCTTGCGGCAAATTCAAGATAAGCGCCTAACTGTGGAAGGGCTTCTTTGCGACTAGATACACCCTCCTTTTTGCTGACGGTCTTTAGGTCAGCGATGTAGATGTCGTCGCCTTTGACAAAGATCGCATCAGGCGTGCCCCCTACCCGCTTGATCGTGTTGACCAGGGGCTGCTCTACAGCAAGCGGCGTGATGTCCTGCAACAGGGGCTCAGCAAGCAGCGTGTCGATCCATGGGGACCATTTGTCCTGATGCACGCTTCCTTCGCCGCGCAGATGGTTGGCGAAGACTTTATGGACAGCATCGCCACGAGCCTTCCAACCATCAGGGCCGTCCTTAGTCTTCTCAAACTGGGCACGCAAGAACGGCTTGAGGTCGTGGTCTAGGACCTGGGTAACCGTGTAGGGCAGCCATTCGCCTTTATAGCGGTAACGGTGATGCGGATCTGGGTAAAACTCTAGTCCTGGAACGGGATCTAGCAATTGTCTCACAAATGGGTTGCCTATGCGATGCAAACGTGGCACCTTTGCGATGCAACGTCAACCGGTTGTGCCGCAAATCAACGTCAGAATCACAGAGGAACAGCTGATATGGCTGTCCTCGCAGGTCAAACCATTCCGCAACAAGTCAGCTGTCATCAGGGATCTCATCGATTTAGGGATTCAAGGGGTTGACGGGGTAGCTAAATTAGCCACGTGCTCTGCTGGCGGATCCGAGCCAGTAGATAACCTACGCCCGCTGATAGAAATTCAGCAATCGCCAAAGCAACCTGCAAGCGCAGCAGAGAAACAACCTTCGCTGCAGCTAGAGGCTGTTCAGTCTTTGGCCAAAGAACATCCGAGCGAAAAAAATACTTTTAAGGTTAAAACTGAAAAAAAAGCGCGAAAAACACGCGCTAAGGCCACAAAAGGCTCGCCTGAGTTCGAGGCTTTCTGGAAGCGTTACCAAGCCTGTCAACACCTCGTCAGCTCACAGCCAAAAGGCAAGGCCCTTGAGATGTGGATGCAGATCGTGCCTGATGAGGTGTCTGCTGATGACCTAATGCGTGCCATTGATGCTGCTGATCAAGAGAGTCAGAGGCGCTCTGATGACACCTTTAAGCAAAGGCTGCCAATGTGCGACAGATGGCTCCGTGAGGGCTACTACTGCACGTACTTAGAAGAGAAGCAGCCGCAAGAACGCAAGCCCTCCTGGATGCTCTGATGAAACTGTTTGAACCTGAAGCCGCTGAGCACTTCGTCTTTGCGACGATCCCTGTCAATGCCAAGCCTGGCGCTGTCGCTGAATACAAGGCGATACGCGCAGGCGATATGGAATCAGCCCTAAATCAGATGGATGGCCGTGTGCGTCCTGCTGCCCCGTACTGCATGGGCCGTTATGACCACGTTGGGCGCTACTGCACCTACTGCCCGCCTGTGGAGGGCATCATGCCTGGCAGGTTTCTGCTGCACCCTCAGGCCGACGCTGAGTACAAGGCGAGCAGGCCTTATTGATGCAGCCACTGAATGACTTGCAATCCGTCCTGCGCACGCTGCGGGACGGCATAGGCAAGGGCTATTGGACAATGCAGGATCTTGACGTGCCACCGCCTGGCTACGTCGGCAAGAACTTTCGCAACCTGCTGCGTGACCAGCCTGATGCACCCCCTATTGGGGATGTAGGAAAAGTCCTAGACGAACCTGACTGGTGATGGTTGCGCATCTGCAACTGGTATGCCATAATAGGTGCGGGAGAGATTCCCAGCACCACGCTCTGAAGCCCATGACTCCACAGCAGCGCCTTACGCGCGCTCTGCAGATCAGGCAAGCCCTTGAGGCCCTGATGACAGACGAAGAGTGCGACCTCTATGAGTGCCTTTTTGATCATTTCGCTGACTACATCAGCGATTTGAACATCGACCTACAGAGATCGCTTGACGACCTACCGATGACCGAGGGGCCGTAAGGCCCTTCTGTCGGGGAGCCTGATGCCTGCTGACTGAACAGGCTGAAAGCTATACAACACCTTGAGTGGCCTCAGGGAAAGGCAGGGCGGCTCGGTGTTGCCGATCCATCCCCCGACAGCAACTTATGAGGCATCAAGCGTGCAGTACCGGAAACGGCTGCGGGGTGAACCTCGCCCTTTGAGACGCTTCGTGTAAGTCCTCAACACTTTGACCTTCACGCCATGAAGCTTGCTGACAGCTACATCGACGCTCAGGAAGGCGCTCTGCTCGCTCAAGACGCCATTGCTGAGTGGCTTGACCGCTACCGCTTAGAGCTTGACTCCCAAACGGAGCAGGTCATCTATGAGGGCATCCTTGATTCCCTCAAACGTGCAGACCTTGTCGAACTCAAATGACTGAATCAACTAACTCTTCAGAGCCTTGCAACGGCAGTAAGCCTGTTGTGTTACAAAAACTTCAAGTCTCAATCTCAGAGCCTCACATGGACATGCTTAAAGAGATTGCGCATCTCAGTGGTACGAATGTCTCTGCTACAGCCAACATTGCAATCAGAGACTGGCTTATCGCAAACTACGAAACCCTTCAGAAGCTTTATTCCGGTTATGCCTGACAATCGACTCCGCGAAATCGCACGCCAAAATGCCCTTAAACATTTCTTGGAATATGAAGCAGCCCTCAGAGACGCCTATGCCCGTCTGCAAGATCCGCACCCTAGAGGACGGCTGCGTGAGGGTTCAGGTAGGTGACGGCCCTGGTGCGTTTGTAGGCGTTGTCAGCTCTATGCACTTAGTCGAGCCCAAATGCTTACAGCTGCAGCAATACTGGACAAAAGCTCAGGCAGCCAATGGCACTACAACTTGACATCAAGTCTGAGCTGCCTACAGCGATCAAGTGGACGAACGAGCACACTAAGCAGCTTCCGTTCAGCATCTCTCAGGCAATGAACGCCAGCGTGTCTGGACGTGCCCTGCCACAGGCTAAGCAGCGCAATGCCCTCAAGGCATTAGAGGGCGCATCTAAGCAATATCTAGACAGACCCAAGCCATTCACTTCTAAAGGCTTCTTTGCCACAACAGCTAAGAAGCGCAACCTACAAATCTTGATCAGACCTAAGGACAAGGGCGGTGATCGCAACCGTTATCTGTCAGGCAACATCCTTGGCACTGCCCGTGCTGTCAAAGGTTATGAGGTTGAGTTTGCATCATTGTCTAAAGGCGACATTGCACAAGGCACAAAGTTTGTGCCAACGCGCCACATGAAAAAGGACAGGTTCGGCAACGTCAGTCAGTCCAACCTTGTCAAGATCGTCAACAGTGTCGGTAACACTGGCAATTCAGGCAGCAACATCTTTATTGGCAAACCACGCGGTGGCAGTCGCACGCCAGGTGTTTACAGGCGGGAACGCAACCAAACACTTCGCGCTTTGTTCCTCGCTGTCCAGCCTGGCCAATACCCAGCACGCTTCCCTGCTGTGCGCGTCATAGAAACAAGCGTCACGCGATCCTTTGGCCCATACCTGCGCCAAGCCCTCGCCACAAACGTCGCCAAAGAGGTCCGCCTGCAAAACCGCGGGTCCTTTTAGGCCTACACCGTGCGGGTCGTCCAACGCGCGTTTTTTATGTAGCGAGCGGAACGTCAACCAGTTGACAAAAGCTAAGCTAACGTCAACTGACAATGTCAACGATATGGCTGAGTTAGTAACAGCATCAAAGTTTGCGATTGCTGCAGGATGCAGTCGCCAAGCGGTTTCTAAGGCGATTCAACAGGGTCGCTTGGAGGGCGCTTTAGTTGACACAGGAAACGTCAACCCGAAGATCGACCTGGAGAAGGGGCTGCGGATTTGGGGAGTCAGTCAGCGGCCAAGTGCTGCGCAGATGCCTGAGAAGCCCAAGAAAGAGCCGACACCTCTTGAGGCGGCGAAGAAAGAAGTGCGCCGGCAGGTGACTTACGTCGAGGAGGAGGATGTGCCGGACTTCTACACGAGCCGCGCACGAAAGGAGCATTACAACGCGGAGATTGCAAAGATCACGGCGGCGACTCAGATGGAGGAGCTGGTGCCTGCTGAGCAGGTAAAGAAGGAGAGCTTTCAGCTGGGCCGTTCTATCCGTGAGCAGCTGGCCAACCTTGCTGATCGTCTGAGCAATGAGCTGGCGGGTGAAAGCGATCCTGCTGTCATTCATCGCGTGCTGACGACTGAGCACCGGCAGTGCCTGATGGAGATTGCGAAGGTCGCATGAACCCTTGGCGTGAAGGTTTCTTAGACGGGCTCAGGCCAGAGGAGCCGTTGACTGTTGATGAGTGGAGTGATCGATATAGGCGACTGAGTAGCAAGGCCAGTGCGGAGCCCGGGCCGTGGCGTACAGACCGCACGCCTTACTTGCGTCAGGTCATGCGTGACCTGAGCAGTGAGAGCAGTGTGCAGCGTGTTGTGCTGATGTTCTCAGCGCAGAGCGGCAAAACAGAGGTTGGCCTGAACTGGCTGGCCTGGATCATTGACCACAGCCCTGGGCCGTTGCTTGCTGTGCAGCCGACCATTGAGATGGCCCGCAGGATGTCAAAGCAGAGGTTGGAAGGCTTGATAGAGGACACGCCAAGGCTCAAAGAAAAAATTGCACCTGCACGCTCTAGAGATGGTTCTAACTCAATGTTTGCCAAAGACTTCCCTGGTGGGATTCTGCTGCTCACTGGTGCGAATAGTCCTAGCCAGCTGCGCTCTGCACCTTGCCGTTACCTGTTCATGGATGAGGTGGACGCTATGCAGGAGATACCTGGGGAGGGCGATCCCGTTGCGCTAGCCGAACGCAGGACGACGACATTCGCCAGGCGGAAGGTGCTGTTGACCTCTACGCCAACGGTCAAAGACTTCAGCAAGATCGAGGCGGAATATATGAAGTCTGACCAGCGCAAGTTTTGGGTGCCCTGCCCCGTGTGCGGTGAATATCAGCACCTTGAGTGGAGCCGGTTGAAATGGGAAAAGGACAGGCCAGAAACGGCGCAGTATCAGTGCAAGCACTGCGGCGAGCGGTTTGACGAACACCACAAGACGCAGATGCTGGCTGCTGGAGAGTGGCGCAACCACTCGCACTTTGACGGTAAAACTGCTGGCTTTCATCTGAATGGCCTTTATAGCCCGCTTGGCTGGGCTAGTTGGTCTGAGCTGGCTGAAGACTTTTTGCGTGCGAAGAACGACCCGGCTGCGCTGCGCACGTTTATCAACACCCGGCTTGCTGAGACATATGAGGAGAACTATTCAGCGCAGGTCAGTGCTGAGGGCCTGATGGGCCGGCGCTTGCCGTATGAGCCTGGAACTGTGCCTAAAGAGGTTGTCCTGTTGACGGCTGGCGTTGACGTACAGCTTGACCGTCTTGAGATCTCAGTGTGGGGCTGGTCAGGAGCTAAGGGACAACCAGAAACGGGCTGGCTTGTAAGCCACCTCAAGCTTTTTGGGGATCCGACACAGCCTGAAGTATGGAAACAGCTGGACGTTGTTTTGGCAACTGAGTGGGAGACGGAGAAACACCACCAACTCAAGATTGCGCAGCTGGCCGTTGACACTGGCTACTGCACGCATGAGGTCTATGCCTATGTGCGTGAACGTCTGCCGCGTGGCGTTGTAGCCATTAAGGGCAGCAGCCGACGCAATGCTGCAGCAGTAGGAAAAGGCAGCAAGGTTGATGTCAACTGGAAGGGTCGGACCATCAAAAAAGGCGTAACCCTTTACATGCTGGGGACTGACACTATTAAGACGACGCTATTTGGCAAACTGCGCCTAGAAAACGGCCCTGGCAACCTCAATTTTGGCTTAGCTGCTGATACTGAATACTTCCAGCAACTTACTTCTGAGCGGCAGAAGCTTGTTTATCGCGGAGGGATGCCAACGCGAATATGGGTCAGAAAAGCATCAGCACGGGCTGAGTGCTTGGACTGTGCGGTCTACGCCTACGCCGCGTTTCAGCTGTATATCCGCCGTTTGCCCAAGCTCACGATGTGGGAAAACCTGCGTGAGAAGCTGGAATCAGGCGACAATAGACCGCTAAAATCAAGGACAAAGCCGTCTAAACCGGCTCAGTCGTTTGTAAACAGCTGGTGACGTGAACATCCCTAAGAAGATCTACGCCGGCACGACGATCAAATGGAGAGATGACGCGGCGGTTGGTCCGCTCAATGAAAGCATCACATCAGCTGATTGGACTCTGAAATACTTCCTGCGGACTAACGAGAGGCCACAAGGTCACACAGTTACTGGAACTTCTTACGGCACTGGTTGGGAGTTTGCAATCAGCGCAACTGACAGTGCTGGGTTTGAAGCTGGGGATTGGTTCTTTTTTGTTGAAGCGTCAAAGGGCAGCGAAAAATTCACGCTTGGAAGCGGTCAGCTTGAAATCTTGACAAGCCTGGCCTACACAAGTGACCCAGGAAAGTTTGACGGACGAACAGCAGCACAAAAAGAGCTTGACGACATTGAGGCTGCACTAGCCAAGTTTCGTGATGGCGCTCAGGAATACAGCATCGGCAACCGGACCTTTAAGCGTGTAGCCATGGCTGATCTGCAGTTGCGGCGGGACCGATTAAAAGCAATCGTTGTGCGAGAGCGCAAAGCTGCAATGATCGCCAACGGTTTGGGTGATCCCCACTCCCTTTACGTGAGGTTCTGACATGGGTATCCGTTCTGCATGGCGCGAACTGTGGCGCACTAATCCTGAGCCGATTGCACGGCCACGCGCTCGCATGTTTGGCGGTGCCCAGGCCAGTCGCCTGACTGCTGATTGGGTCACCTCTGTTACCTCTGCTGACCAAGAAATTAAGGGCAGCTTGAAGCGCCTGCGGTCTAGGTCGCGTCAGCTTGTACGCGACAACGACTATGCAAAGTCTGCTGTCCGCGTTGTCCGCAACTCTGTTGTGGGGACAGGCGTCAGGCTGCAAGCGCAGGTGATGCGTCAGCGTGGCGGCAGGCTCGACACCCGCATTAACGAGCAGATTGAAAAAGCTTGGTCGATGTGGGGCCGTAAGGACAGCTGCAATACTGCAGGCCAGCTGTGTTTTGCCGATATTGAAAAGCTTGCTGTCTCGTCAATGTGCGAGAGCGGCGAAGTGTTTATCCGCATGGTGCGGCAGAAGTTTGGCCGCAGCAAAGTCAGCTTTGCCCTTGAAGTGCTTGAGGCTGATCAGCTTGACGAGGACTACAACAGCCCTGCAACCAAGCCTGGCAACGTTTGGAAACTTGGCGTTGAGCTGGACAAGTTTGGCCGGCCTGTCAGCTACGCCTTCCTGAGCCGTCACCCTGGTGATACTGCTTTCCCTACGCGGGAACCTGGCAAGCGCCACATCATTGTTCCGGCCAAAGATGTAATCCATCTGTTTGACCGGACATCTGCACGTCCTGGCCAGACCCGTGGAGTGCCGTGGCTTGCATCTGCGATGCAGAGGATGCACCACCTAGATGGTTGGGAACAGGCAAGTGTTGTGCGTGCTCGTGCAAGTTCTGCTCTGATGGGATTCATTCAATCACCGGAGGGTGAGCTTGATCCAGGCGGCGAGATCTATGACGAACAGCGGGTAACAGGCTTTGAGCCTGGGCAATTCAAGTACCTGCAGCCAGGCGAAACGGTCACCATTCCTGACATGGATTCGCCTACTGGCGAGTATGAGCCGTTCCTTAGGGCACAGCTCAGGGCACTCGGTGCGGGTGTCGGCTGCAGCTACGAAGTCCTGTCAAACGATTATTCACAGTCAAATTATTCTTCATCACGACTCGCTTTACTGCAGGACCGCGACAACTGGCGATCCATTCAGCAGATGATGAAAGACCAGTTTTATCAGCCGATCTATGACGCTTGGCTTGAGATGGCTGTGCTTAGTGGCGCACTAAATCTGCCTACTTACGAGACTGAGCCTGAGCGTTACGAGGCTGTGCGCTGGGTCTGCAGGGGCTACCACTACGTTGACCCGCAGAAAGAAATCGCTGCACAGAAGGCAGCAGTGCGTAGCGGATTCAAGACCCTTGCTGATTGCGTGGCTGAAAACGGTGGGGACTTTGATGAGTTCTTGGTCGCCCGTCAGTCAGAGCTGGCCAAGCTCGACGAGATGAACATCATCACGGACACCGACCCGTCTGCTGTGAATGGCAGCGGCGCTAGCCAGTACAAGCCGGCCAACACCATCGACGCCTTTGGTGACACGCCTGCGCCTGGTGGCGAGGATGCAGAGAACGTTGCGGAGGAAGATCTTGGCAACTATTAACGGCACAGAGATCGACCTAATGCCTACTGAGGGCATGAGGGAAGAGGCGCAGCGACATCGCGATTGGAAGGCTGACGGTGAATCTGGCGGCACTGAAGTTGCGGCACGCAGAGCCACGCAGATCCTGAGCGGCGATGAACTGTCAGCTTCTGTTGTGATCCAAATGTCGGCTTGGTTCGCCAGACACGCCGTAGACAAACAAGGCGAAGGTTTTTCGCCTGGAGAAGACGGCTACCCATCTAATGGCCGTGTGGCGTGGGCTGCGTGGGGCGGAGACCCAGGGCAGGTGTGGGCTACTAACAAGGCGGATAGAATTAAAGAAATCCGCGAACGTACTATGTCCGACGAATCGCAAGTAAGGGCCGAGCCCGACGAACTTAGCGTCGGAGACTTTGTGCGTTGGAACAGCTCAGGTGGCACTGCACAGGGCCGCATTGATCGCATTGAGCGTGACGGCACAATCAATGTTCCTGATTCTGAGTTCACCGTGAATGGTGACGAGGATGATCCTGCTGCACTGATTACGGTTTATCGCGAGACCGATGAAGGCAATGAGGCAACCGATGTGCAGGTTGCTCACCGCTTCTCAACGCTGACCAAGATTGCTGCTCTGCGTTACGCACCCACCCTTTACAAGCGGGCTGGCGAAACAAAGTTTGAGGAGCAGGAAGACCGCGTGATGGAGTTCAGCTTCAGCTCTGAATATCCAGTAGAGCGAGCTTTTGGCATGGAGGTGCTGAGCCACGAGGATGGCGCAGCTGACCTTGGCCGACTTAACGACGGCGCACCGCTGCTGTTCAATCACGACATGGATCGACCGATCGGTGTTGTTGAGCGTGCCTACTTAGACAAGGACAAAAGGAAGGGCTACAGCCGAGTGCGGTTTAGCCGTAACTCTTTTGCGCAGGAAATTTTGACGGATGTCAAAGATGGCGTGATGAGAAATATCAGCGTTGGATACAGGATTAAGGAGATGGAAGAGCGGAACAATGAGTTTGTAGCGACGAACTGGGAGCCTTACGAAGTTTCCATCGTCAGCGTGCCTGCCGATCCCAAGATTGGGGTAGGAAGATCCTTGCTTCCCACTACTACAATCGAGAAAGAAGAAGCCATTACGGCGGATTCTGCGGCTCGCGTCGCACCACAAAGTTCACCCGATTCTGAGAATCAAATGTCCACAGCACCCGACATCAATGTGGTGCGCGATGAAGCTTCTAAAAAGGCAGCTTCTGCAGAGCGCAACCGCATCCGCAACATTCAAGAGTTGTGCGGCAAGCACGATATGCGTGACCTTGCTGAGCAGCTGATCGACAACGGCGCATCTCTGGACGTGGCCCGTGAGGCTGTGCTTGAGAAGATCGGCGCTAAGCCTGTCGAGACCGTGGCACCTGTTGACCTCGGTCAGTCAGTGCAAGAGCGTTATTCAATGATCGACGGCGTTCGTGCCCTGATCACTGGCGACTGGTCCTCTCATGGTGCTGGTCTTGTTCGTGAACTGAGCCAGGAAGTTGCACGCACTTCCGGTCTTAGCGCCACTGGTGAGCGTTCCTTCTTTGTTCCGTTCTCTGCCCTGTCTCAACGGGCGACGTACGTGACAAGCGGTGCGACGACGGGAGGGAATCTTGTCGCGACCGATCTGCTGGCCGATGACTTCATCGAGGCTCTGCGGAACTCCTCCCCTGTTGTTGGCCTTGGCGTCCGCACCCTGACCGGTCTGGTCGGTGATGTGGCAATTCCGCGAAGGAGTGGAGTCGCATCTACCTATTACCTGGCGAACGAGACCACTGCAATCACGCAGTCGGAATCGACATTCGACCAAATTTCAATGTCGCCCAAGAACTTGGCTGCATTGAGCCGCTACAGCCGTCAAACGCTGCTGCAGGCAACCCCTGGCATTGAGGAGCTGATTCGTCGCGATCTGACTGACGGTATCAACGCTGCTGTTGACTCTGCAGTGCTCAACGGTTCCGGTTCCTCCGGTCAGCCCACCGGCATCCGCAACACCAGCGGCATCGGCTCTGTGGCCATGGGCACCAACGGCGGTGCCATCACCATGGAGAAGATCGTTGACCTGGAGACTGAAGTCACCCAGGACAACGCTTTCGGCCCGAACATGGCTTATGTCACCAACGCCAAGGTGATGGGTGGCCTGAAGAAACTCCGCGCTGGTGGTTCTACCACCACCGACGGTGCTTTCCTTTACAACACCGATCTGCAGGCTGTTGGTCGTGGCCCCACGCCTCTGACCCTGAACGGCTACCCGATCGCCGTCACCAACGCTGTGCCCTCCAACCTGACCAAGGGCACTAGCTCCAGCGTGTGCTCCGCTCTGGTTGCTGGTGACTTCAGCCAGGCAATGCTCGGCTTCTACGGCAACGGCCTTGAAATCACCGTGGGCACTGACTCCGATGACTTCAGCAAGGCTCTGACCTCGGTTCGCGGCATCATCACTTTCGATGTTGCAGTGCGTCAGGCATCTGCCTTTGCCTCAATCGAGGACATCACCACCGCTTGATAACGGGGAGGGGGCCGGCAACGGTCCCCTTTTTTTCTTATGCAAATCACCTGCACTAGAAACGTCATGGCATCTGGCAAAGCCTTAGAGGCTGGCCAGTCTTATGACGTGTCGGACTCTGACGGCGCACTGCTCATCCGCATGGGTAAAGCAGTCGAGGTCGCAGCACCTGCAAAGCCCAAAGCAAAGCGCAAAGCTAAGGCTGATGGCGCTAGCTGATTTTCTCGCAACTGATCTAGGCGTCTTTCTTGACGATCCGTTTGGTGTGTCTGCAACGTCAGGCGCAACGACAGCCAATGTGATCCTTGATGAGCCCAGTCAAGTCTTGGCCGGTGACATGGTGCTCAGTACTGACTACCAAATCACCGCCAAGGCCTCTGACTTTGGCACCCTTACAGCAGGCACCAGCATCACCGTCAATTCTGTTGCCTACAAGGTCCGAGAGACCCGATTGATTGATGACGGCTTGTTCTGTGAGATCTCGCTGCAGAAGGTATGACAACCCGCCGCGAAAACATCCTGGCCCGTCTAAAAACAAACCTAGACGCAATTTCAGGCGTTGACGTTTACCGCGTCAAAACAACGCCTTTGGCCCGTGGCGAAGTCCCTGCCATTGTTTTAGAGCCGGTCTCTGACGATCCGAACGAGGATTCTTTCGTCAAGACTATGTGGAACCTAAGGGTTAGGTGTTCAGTCTTTGTTCGCAACGATGCTCCAGGCAACGCTGCTGATGCGTTTGTTGAGGAGGTTCACAGCAAGATCATGGCTGATCCAACCGTGAACGGATACGCCTTAGACATCGATGCAGACACGACTACCTTTGAGTTTTTTGATGCAGACGTGCCGCTCGGTGTCGTAGCCATGGATTTTGTGGTCAAGTACCGGACAGACCGAGAGGACTTAACGGCGGCTTAGCCATGGCTTAGGCGACCAGTTGAATTAAACTAATTGCAGAAACCCGTTTACTCTTGAGGCTCTGAACGATGGCTAAGCTTTATCGCGTAAGGAGCGCTCTTGCTAAGATTGAGTCGGTTTACGGCACTGATCCAACTCCTACGGGCAGCGCTGATTCCATCAAACTGCGCAATCTTGAAATTCAGCCGGCTGAGTCTGAGGTTTTGTCTCGTGACCTTATCCGCAGCTATCTTGGCAACAGCCCGCAGCTGATTGCCAACACCCGCGTAGTTGTCAGCTTTGAAGTTGAGTATGCAGGCTCTGGGACTGCCGGCACTGCTCCTAAATATGACCCGATTCTGAGGGCCTGTGGGATGAACCCCACCACAGTTGCCAATACCTCTGTGACCTATGTGCCGCGCTCGACTGGTTTTGAGTCATGCACAATTCACTACGATACCGACGGCCTGCGTCACATTGTCACTGGTTGCCGGGGGACATACACGATCAGCTTGAACGCAAACCAGATACCTGTTTTTAACTTCACTCTCACAGGTCAATACAACGCTCCGACTGATACTGCATCACCGTCTCAGACGTTTAGCAATCAGGCAGACCCTGAGATCTTTAACGACACCAACACAACGTCTTTCACGCTTTTCTCTGCAACCAACTTGGCCTTGCAGTCTGCTGAGATCGATGTTGGGAACGAGGTTGTTTATCGAGAGCTTGTTAATTCAACAAAGGAAGTGCTGATCACTAATCGCTCAGCTACTGCAAACTTTGTGATTGAGGCCCCGACACTTGCCACCAAAGATTTCTTTGCTCTTGCTGTCGCAGGCACTTCAGGCAACCTCAGCATCGTTCACGGGGCTACCGCTGGCAACATCATCACGCTGACTGCACCTACTAGCGGGCTGTCGCTTGGTAATCCGACCTATTCTGAGGATCAAGGCATGGTGATGTTAAACATCCCTACTACTATGGTGCCTAGTTCTAGTGGAAACGACGAGGTTAGCCTCGCCTTCACCTAATTTTTATGGGCTTTGTCCTTAAAAAGTCAAACTGCTACAAGTGGCCCGTATCTGTGGATGTCCCTGTTGATGGGGGCAAACACCAGCGGGTCACTTTTGATGTTGAATTCAAGGACCTCACTCAAAGCCGTCTTATAGAAATTGCGGATTTGAGCGCAGAGGGCAGCTTGTCTGATGTCGAAATCGCCCGTGAAGTCATTATGGGCTGGACTGGTATTGAGGATGAAGACGGTGAGCAAGTGCCTTACAGCATCAGCTCACGCGACCAACTCCTAGACGTTCCAATGATTGCAGCAGCGATCGCTGGAGCATATTTGGACAGCAAGCGGGGAGCTAAAAGAAAAAACTAGAAGACGCCGTTTCGCATTGGGGCGAACTCGGCGGGATCTTTGAGGACAGTGTGCAAGAGCTTCTCGACCAGGGGATGGACCCTGGTGAGATAAATGCCATGCGCAAGGCAAAAAAGGTAGAAGACTTCGAGGTGTGGCCTGACAACTGGCCTGCTGTTGAGATGTTTTTACGTTGTCAGACGCAGTGGCGCACGACGATGTCAGGTGTTTGCGGGTTGGACTATTCAGCTGTTGAATGGCTGTTTAGACTGTATGAAGTTGATGACCAGCTGGCCGTGCTTGAGGACTTGCAGGTCATGGAGGCTGCGGCAGTCAAGATCCTTAACAAAAGGAGCAAGTAAATGACTGCCAAGTTTGGCTTGCTAATAGACGCCAAAACCAAGGGCGAAAACAATATCAAGCGCCTCGGCAACTCAATGCAAGGGGTTGAGGGCAAAGCCAAAAATCTTGGGATGGCTGTGCGTGGCGTCGGCGCAGCCTTCAAAGGTCTGTTTGCAATCGCTGCTGTTGGTGGAATTGTCGCCCTTGGCAAAAGCGCAATCGATACTGCTGACGCGTTCGGCAAGCTGAGCACCAGGACAGGTATCGCCGCTGACAAGCTGCTGGCGTATGTCAACGCTGGCAAGCTCGCCGACGTTAGTCAGAGCGATCTAGAAACAGGTCTGCGGACTTTGGCCCGCACGCAGGTTGAGGCGTCGGAAGGTGTTGCAACTTACGCCGACGCATACGCAAAGCTGGGCGTCGCGGTCAAGAACCAAGACGGCACGCTTAAGGACTCTGACCAGCTGCTTTCTGATATTGCAGATCGGTTCCAAGATCTGCCAAACGGTCCTGAAAAAGCTGCTGTTGCAATGGACATCTTTGGCCGTTCTGGCCAAAAGATGATCACGTTGCTGAACGGTGGCTCAGAAGCTCTTGATGAGTTTGGGTTTGAGTTAAGCGAGAACTTTGCTCGTAACTCTGAGACGTTCAATGACAACCTCACAAAGGTTGGAATTGAGATGGATCGGCTCAAAATGCAGATCTTGGACGATTTGTTGCCTGGTCTTATTGAGCTGTCGCAAGGCTTTATTGATCTGACCAAGACTATCCGTGACGGGGCAGATGCCTTTGCCAAGTTCTTTGGCATTGGTGACGATGCCATGATTGCAAAAAATACGTTGCAAATTCAAGGCATCAACAAAGCCTTGGCTCATTACAGAAAGACGCTCAAAGATATGCGTGCAGAGACAACGCCAAGCTTTACGAGACAAGGCGTTATTGATGAAATAGAGAGGACGGTTGCTGGATTAGTGAAACGGCGAGATCAGCTGCGCAGCGATATTAACCGAGCAACAACTCCAACCTCAGTTGACCTTACAGAAGATGATCAGCCTCTTTCTGGGTTTTTGCCTACACCTGATAGGTCTAAGCCTGAAAAAGATACAACTGGCAAAACTACGCTAGACGCTTTAGGGATAGGGCTTGGGCGAACTGGCAAAGTGATGGAAATGCTCGCTGCATTGAAAGAAGAAAGGCGTTTGCTAGATGCAACCTTGGAAGGGAAGAGGGAAGAGGTTGAGCTGGACATCCAAGTTGAAAATCTTACGAAAGGTCTTACTCCTGAGCTTGCTGCCCATGTTGAAGAAATAGTTCGCGGCAACGCTGGGATTCAAGACAGAATTAAGCAGCAGGAAGAGTTAAACAACAAAACCGACAAGTACAAGATCACGCTTGATCAAGTCAAAGACACGCTGGCGAATCAAATGACAAGCGCGATTGAAGGTCTTATTGACGGCACCAAGTCTTTGGGCGAGTCGTTGTCTGGCCTGCTGCGGACATTTGCCAGCATGTTCCTGCGGTCGGGTGTGGGCAGTCTTGTGGATCTAATCCCAAGCGCTAAAGGCAACGTGTTTGCTCAAAACGGCATCGTTCCTTATGCGAAGGGCGGTTATATCGGCCGGCCAACAATGGCGCTCATGGGTGAGGCTGGTCCTGAAGCCGTGCTTCCCTTGCGCCGTGGTCGTGGCGGTCGCCTTGGTGTTGAGACTTCAGGTGGTGGCGTTGGTAACGTGACGGTTAATGTTGACGCTTCAGGCTCTGTTGTAGAAGGCGATGGCGCTCAGGCGTCACAGCTTGGCAAGGCAATAGGCGTTGCAGTGCAGCAAGAGCTGGTCAAACAAAAACGTCCCGGTGGTCTACTTGCAAGCTAATGGCAACTTTTCCGTCTATAGAACCTGACTACGGTGCGCAAAAGGCAAGCACGCCGATTGTTCGCAAGGTCCAATTTGCTGATGGTTATGAAAAGAGATTGACTTATGGCCTCAATCAAAACCCAAAGGTATGGACGCTGTCGTTTGTCAATTTGACGGAGACTGACGCTGACACAATTGAAACGTTTCTGGACGCACGCGCAGACGATAATGCTGCTTTTGATTGGTCACCACCCGACGACACAGACACATACAAGTGGGTGTGTGATGAATGGACTAAATCAATTCCGTACGCTAATCGCGCCACAATTCAAACAACCTTCCGTCAAGTCTTTGAACCGTAATGGCAGTAGCAGTTTGGTCTGGTAGCACTGCATTTTCAGTTGGCGACATTAGACGTGCCAGCGACCAACAGCCGTCTGGCTTGTTTTTTCGATGCACGACAGCTGGCAACTCAGCAAGTGCAGAGCCAAGCTGGCCTAACAACATTGGCGACACCGTTACAGACGGGACCTGTGTATGGACAGCTATTGCTTCTGCATTTGAAGAGCTAGCCAAGATAAATCCAAGCGCAATCATTGAGCTATTTGAGTTGAGGTTGGACTCGGCGCTACACGGCAGCAACGACATCTATCGCTGGCACGCAGGCACCAATGCTGATGTGACGGGCAACATTGTTTTTGGTGGGCAAACCTATGAGCGGATTCCGGTCAAAGCAGATGGGTTTGAGTACACAAATACCGGTACGTTGCCGCGACCTACGTTGACGGTGAGCAACCTGGGCAGTGAAATTACGTCGATTTTGCTGGTTGTGAACGCAACGACCAAAGGGAATGACCTTGGTGGAGCGGAGGTGCGCCGGATCCGAACGTTGAAAAAATACCTTGACGGAGAAAGCGCAGCTGACCCTAATGTTCAGTTTCCGCAAGAGCGATGGTTTATTGATCGCAAAGCAAGTGAGACACGGGATGCTGTGTCTTTTGAGCTAGCCAGCAAATTTGATCTAGCTGGTCAGTCCATTCCGAAACGACAGTTAATCGCCAACGTGTGCCAATGGAAGTACCGCAGTAGTGAGTGCAGCTATGCCGGCACTAATTACTTTGACGTTAACGGCAACAGTGTTGCAACGGAAGCTGAGGACGTTTGCGGGAAGCGAGTAGCCAGCTGCAAGTTGCGGTTTGGCGAGAACAATGAACTACCGTTTGGCTCATTCCCTGGAGCGGGTCTTACTAAGTGATGCGTTTGCCAGCAGCCATAAAGGCTGAAATTTTGCAGCACGCTAAGGATCAGTACCCAAAAGAGTGTTGTGGGTTGGTCGCTGTGGTCAAAGGTCGTCGGCGTTATTTTCCGTGCCAAAACATCGCGGAAACGCCTGATGAGCACTTCGTGCTGAGCGGCTGGAACGAAGTGGAGGACAAGGGTGAAATCGTTGCCATTGTCCACAGTCACCCAAAAACCAATCCGGCACCATCGCCGGCTGATCGTGTTGCGTGTGAAAAGTCAGAGTTGCCGTGGTTTATCGTCAACCCAAACACTGAAGGTTGGGGTTACTGCGAGCCTGAGGGCTTTCAGCTGCCGTATGTGGGACGTGAGTTTGTCCACGGTGTTGTGGACTGCTACACGTTGGTGCGGGACTGGTACGCACGAGAGTACGGCATCCAGTTACGGGATTACCAACGGCGTGATCAGTGGTGGGATCACGGTGAGAACTTGTATGTCGAAAACTTCAGCCGGGAAGGGTTTTACAAGATCCCAGTTAAGCAGCTGCAACCAGGTGATCTGATTTTGATGAATCTGGTGTCACCCGTACCAAACCATGCGGCGATCTACTTAGGCGACTGTCGGGTCTTGCATCATGTTCAAGGAAGGCTGTCGAGCAGGGATGTTTACACCCTTGGCACCAGTTACTATGCAATGAGCACAGCTTGCGCCCTGAGGCATGAAGACCGTTAAGGTTTATGGCGCTTTACGCAAACGGCTAGGCCAATGCCGGTTTGAGTTTGACGTAGCGACACCAGCGCAGGCAATCAAAGCGTTGTGCGTCAACTTTCCAGGTTTAGACAAGTGGTTGATTGATAGCGAGAAAGATGGCGTTGGCTATCGCGTTGCCGTCAGCAAAGAGAAAGCTACAGAGGAAAATGTTGGCCCTTTGTTGATGCCTTTTAGCGATAAGGAGGTGTTCAGTATTACGCCTGTTGTCACTGGTGCAGGGCGAGGCACTGGTGCAATTTTGTTGGGAGCAGCGTTGATTGCTGTTGCTATTGCAGCTCCTGGAGCTGGTTTTGCGTTGAACGCAACTCAGGGTGTTGGGTTTGTTGCCACTGCAACCGGAGGCGCTCTGGCAGCTGCTGCTGGCAACATTGGCGTTGCTCTAGTGCTTGGCGGTGTTGCTCAAGCACTTTCACCGCAGCCGGAGCCTACAAGCTTGGAGAATGGCCGAGAGGCTGCACAGCTTGAGTCTTTCAGCATTTCCAACGTTGTAAACACATCCCGACAAGGCCTGCCTGTACCGATCGCATACGGGCGTGTTTTCGTTGGATCGGCTGTGCTGTCGAGCGGCCTTGATGTTGACCAGGTACAGGCATGACACAAACTAAATACGTCCAAGGTGCTGGCGGTGGCGGCGGCAAAGGTGGCGGTGGAAGCAGCGCCCGAACGCCTACTGAGCAAGATGACACCCTTCAGTCAGTACAGTTTGGCAACGTTCTTGACTTGCTTTCCGAAGGCGAGATTGAAGGCTTGGAAAGCGGTAATAAAAGTATTTTTCTAGACAATACGCCTATTGAGAACGCGGACGGCACCAGTAATTTTGAGGGCTTCAAGGTTGTTCCCCGTGTTGGAACGCAGGGTCAGGCTTATATCCCTGGACCTTTTAGCGCGGTAGAGCGTGAAACAGGGGTTGGAGTCACAGTTGCAAAAGACACGCCAGTCACGCGCACCATTACAGATACAGACGTTGATCGCGTACGTGTCACGCTAACTATTCCGCAGCTTCAAAGGATAGAGGACGACGGAGACATCGAGGGTCATTCGGTCAGCATAAAAATTCAAGTTCAATACAATAGCGGTGGTTTTACTGACGTTATTAGTGACACAATTAGCGGCAAAAGCAGCAGCCGTTATCAGCGTGATTATTTAATCGATCTCACCGGCAGTCACCCCGTTGATGTGCGCTTGGTGCGTGTCAGCGAGGATGAAACTAGCAGCAATCGCGGATCAGATACATTTCGAGCAAGCACAACAATTTTTTCAAGTTTTACCGAAATAATTGACGAAAAATTTAGCTATCCCAATGCAGCATTGGTCGGCCTGCGATTTGACTCACGCCAGTTTAACAACATTCCAAGCCGTAAATATCTGATTCGCGGCATTAAGATTGGCGTGCCAACCAACGCAAAAGTAGATAAAAGCGAAACTGAAAGACTTGTTGTGTCAACTGGCGCAACTGAAACTATTTCAGGTGGAATACCTGGAAGGATTACATACAGCGGGATTTGGGACGGTCAGCTTAGTAGTGATCCGGGAGCCCCAGGGGGCACAGTTTGGACAAATGATCCGGCTTGGTGTCTATACAACCTCTTGACTTCGGAAAGATTTGGGGCGGGCATTCCGGAATCGTCCCTTGATAAGTATGACTTTTTTGCAATTTCTCAGTATTGCAACGAACTGGTTGACGACGGTAAAGGCGGCCAAGAGCCACGTTTTAGTCTCAACCTGCTGATTAACAGCAGGGACGAGGTATACAACGTCATTCAGCAGATGACAGCAATCTTCCGTGGTATCTCGTACTACGGCGCTGGAACGTTGCAGCTGCTTCAGGACAAGCCAGCTGATGCACAGTATTTGCTTGGTCCTAGCAATGTCGTTGAGGGCATTTTTCAGTATCAAGGCACGTCCCAAAAAGCGCGGCACACCGTTGCTTGTGTGGCTTGGCAGTCTTACGACACTCGTGGCGACACTGAATACGAATACGTTGAGGATCATGATGCTGTTGCCAAGTACGGCATCATCAAAAAAGACATCAAGGCCATCGGTTGTTACAGCCAAGGGCAAGCGCACCGTATCGGCAAGTGGACTTTGTTGTCAGAGCAAGAACTGACTGAGACGTGCAGCTTTAGTGTTGCGATTGAGAGTGGGATTATTTTGCGCCCTGGGACGGTGGTTGAGATTGCCGATCCAACAAAATCCGGCGTTCGTCGTTCAGGACGGGTTAAGTCTGCAACGACTACTCAAGTCACAACAGACAGCAGTGTTGATTTAACTGCTGAGCTGGCTACTAACAACCCAAAACTGTCTGTGCTTTTGCCGACTGGGCTGATAGAGCAGCGTGATGTCTCGACAGACGGCATAACAATTACGGGTGGAACGGCAGTCATTAGTGTTGACTCTGCTTTTAGTGAGGCTCCGCCCGCTGGCTCTGTCTTTTTGTTCCAAAACGACACTGTGCAACCACAGCAATTCCGTGTCGTTTCAGTCGTTGAATCAGGCGATGAAGCGTATGGCGTCAACTGCATTGCATTCAACAGCTCTATTTACGATGCAGTGGAGCGTGACATTGCGCTAACTAATCGAGATATTACCAACCTAGACAATGCACCTTCTGCGCCAGATAACTTAACAGGAACAGAGTTCTTGTATGAAGAGGGACAAACTGTTCACACTGGCTTTAATCTTGGCTGGCAACATGATCGCATAAACTTAAACGAGTTCAGGGTAAGATACCGACTCGGCGACAATAACTTTACTGAAGTAACAACAACCACGGCAGACCTGACAATACGAAACCTGAAAGCTGGCGTCTTAGAAGTAGAGGTCAGGGCAGCTAGCTATACCGGCAAGTTAAGCAAACCGGCAACCGGCAAGTTCACGTTGCTGGGCAAAACAGCGCCTCCAGGCGATGTTCAAAACCTTTCAATCGAAACAATCAGCGCAAACAGCGCAAGACTGCGTTGGGACTTGTCTGCTGATCTTGACGTAAGAGTTGGCGGCAAGGTGATCATTCGTCATAGCAGTCTTACGGATGGATCAGGAACTTGGCCAAACTCTGTTGATTTTGTAGATGCGCTTCCAGGTAATTCAACAGAGGCAGTTGTGCCCTTAGTTGAGGGCGAAGTCCTTGCCAAGTTTGAAGATGACACAGGCAACAGATCTACTAACGCCACCAGTGTCCTAGTCGATTTTCCTGACACCCTTGGCCGCCTACTGGTGCAGAACAGGCGTGAAGATCAAGACTCTACGCCGTTCCAAGGGACTAAAACCGATTGTTTCTATAGTTCGACCTTTGACGCTCTGCTTATTGATGGCGATGCAGATTTTGACTCGATCGCAGACGTCGATGCAGTTACCGATATTGATGCGCTAGGCAATATCAAATCCTCTGCAGAGTATGCGTTTGCAAATACGCTCGACCTAGGCAATGTGTTTTCACTTGACCTGACCAGACATCTTGTCACGCAGGCATTCTTCCCGAACAACACTATTGACCAAAGGCAGGCAAACATAGATACATGGAACGACTTTGACGGTCCGGATGCTGACGCAGTAAGCGCAAAGCTCTACATGCGTAAAACTGATGACGACCCGTCCGGATCGCCCACCTACAGCAGCTGGCAGCAATTTATAGGTGGGACGTTTGTAGCAAGAGCGTTCCAGTTCAAAGCTGAGCTGACCAGCAACGACGTATCTCAAAACATCAAAGTTGACGAGCTGGGTTATTTGGCAACGCTTCAGCGTCGGCAAGAGAACAGCAACGGCGCAACGGCTTCAGGCACTAGCACCAAGGCAGTCACGTTCGATAAGGCGTTCTTCACTGGTACGGCGTCGCTTGGCGGCACAAACGCTTACCTTCCAAGTGTTGGTGTGACAGTGCAGAACCTTGGCGCTGGGGAGCGGGTCAACATCAGCAGCGTTTCTGCTACTGGCTTTAGCCTTGATGTACTGGACTCAAGCGGTAACAACGTCGACCGCAACTTCACTTACAGCGCGGTTGGCTATGGCAAGAAACAGTAGAGTGGGCACATGTTGTCCGCAGCGGACTGAGTAATGGCCACTCATGATTATGTGATCGCGAATGGGTCTGGTTCGGCGGTCCGTTCAGATTTGAATAATGCGTTAGCGGCAATCGTCAGCAATAACAGCAGTAGCACTGAACCTTCGACGACGTATGCCTATCAGTGGTGGGCGGATACGAACACCAGCCTATTGAAGCTGCGTAATAGCGCCAACAACGCATGGATCACGATTCGATCTTTGGATGGATCACTGACCATTGCTGATGGCAGCGCTGCATCTCCTGCACTGGCGTTCACCGACGACACCAACACCGGACTGTTTTCTGGTGCGAATGATTCTGTTGGCCTTTCGACTGCTGGTGTTGAACGGTTTAATGTGACGACTGCTGAGGTTGTCGTTAACGATCCAAGCAACGACGTTGACTTCCGTGTTGAGTCAAACAATGCAGCAAATATGCTGTTTGTTGACGCTGGGAATGATCGCGTTGGCATCAACGAAGGCACGCCTGATGCTCACCTGCATGTGAACAGTGGCGGCACCAATACTGTCGCAAAGTTTGAAAGCACAGATGCTGGCGCGGCAATTGAACTGGTTGACAGCGACGCAACATCAAAAATCAATCAGGTTGGACCTGCTTTAGAGATTAACTCTGACTCCGGGAACGCTGACGCTGACAGCACTCTAAAGTTCCTTGTTGATAACAGCGCCAAGGCAACAATCGACAGTTCTGGTCGACTGCTTGTAGGAACATCAGCAACTGGTTCGCCTGACATGCGCCTTCAGGTTGCAGGCACTACTGATCATTCGTCTAGCGGATCTTTTATTAGAAATTCCGCAGATGCCGGCGGCCCTACTGTTGCGTTTATAAAAAGTCGAAACGCCTCACACAACTCTTTTACAGTTGTTCAAAGCGATGACGTTTTAGGCCAGATCCAATTTAGGGGAGACGACGGCACAGATTATGCAACTGTTGCGGCATCAATTAGTGCAAAAGTTGATGGCACGCCTGGCAGCAATGATATGCCGGGCCGTTTGGAATTTGCCGTCACTACTGATGGAGGGAGCACCCAAGCTGAAAAAGCGAGAATTAGCAACAATGGATTCTTTAAGGCTAGTAATGTAGGCAGCTACATCGGCGCAACTAATACGTATCACGAGTTTAATAACAGCGCTAGCGCCGAAACTATTGCGCGACTTCGGGCCACCGATGGCAGCTATACCGGCAACGGATTAAGTGTTGGAGTCGTAAGGGCTTCTGCTACGGCGTATGACATCGCTCGGTTTAATTCAGGCGATGGCACTGACGCTTTTTCTGACGCTGAGTTTCGTTTCAGAGGAGATGGCAACGCATACGCTGACGGCACTTGGAATACAGGCGGTGCTGACTACGCTGAAAACTTTGAGTGGTCTGATGGCAACGCATCCAACGAAGATCGTCGCGGTCTCAGCGTTGTTTTAGTCGGTGACAAAATCCGAGAAGCCACCGAAGGTGAAGACCCTATCGGCGTGATCTCTGCCACTCCAAGCGTCGTTGGTGATTCAGACGGTACAGGCTGGGTCGGCAAGTATATGCGCGATGACTATGGAACGTATTTGACCGAGGATTATCAGCCCACAGACGAAGAGGGCGAAGTCCTGACAGATGACGACGGCAATGCACTGACTCAGAAGCGCCGCGTCTTAAACCCTGACTTTGATGCTTCGTTGAAGCACGTTGAGCGGGAGTTTCGTCCTGAGTGGTCGCCTGTTGGCTTGATGGGCAAGCTTCGTCTTCGCAAGGGTCAAGTGACAGGTGCCCGTTGGATCAAGATGCGTGACGTAAGCGCCACTGTCGAAGAGTGGCTCGTTCGATAGACTTAACCGAGGAGGTGCGTCATGTCTGTTCAACCTGGGACGTACAACATCACGCTCCAGCGGCGGGCAGACTATTCAGTGCTGCTGCAGTTTAAGGACAGCACCGATGCCGTCATCAATCTGACTGGTTATACGGCGTATGCTCAAGTTTGGAACAAAGACCGCAGCACAAAATATGCTGACTTTTCTGTTGCCTACACCAACCGCACCAACGGGCAAATCACGATCAGTCTGACCGACGCGCAGACCGCGACTTTCATCGATGAGTTGCGATATGACGTGTTGCTTGAGGATGGCAGCGGGATTCGCGAGTATTACCTAGAAGGTGTGATCACTGTTAGCCAGGGATACACCGCACCATGACGACAGTCAACGTCACTACGACAAAGAACACCGTTACCGTCACAGAAGATGGTTCATCGACGGTCGTTGAAACACCAAAAACGACAACAGTCACTGCCACAACTGCTGGTCCGCAAGGCCCTCAAGGTCCCGCCGGCTCTGGGTTTACCTTGGATCAGACCGCTAAAGTAGACAAAAGCGTCATTTACTACGACTCCGCCTCTGGCGAGTTCAAGGCTGACGACACTTGGACAATTAACACCATCGTCCTTGGAGGCAATTTTTAAGCCATGGCTAACACCATTCGCCTGAAGAAACGTGCATCTGGTGGTGCGTCTGGTGCTCCTAGCAGCCTGGCACCCAGCGAACCCGCCTATTCTGAAGTTGACAATATTTTGTACTATGGCTTTGGTGATGCCGGTGGAGGTGCTGCCAGTTCTGTTATTTCGATTGCCGGATCTGGTGCGTTTACAACGCTGACGACCAATCAAACGATTAGCGGCAACAAGACTTTTACCGGAACGGTTGACCTTAGCGGCGCAACGCTTTCGGGCAACACGACTTTCAGCAACAACCTGACGGTTTCAGGTGACCTGACCGTGTCTGGTACGACCACAACGGTCAACAGCACTCAAGTCGATGTAGCCGATAAAAACATCACGTTGGGCAACGTCGCCAGCCCGACTGATTCAACAGCTGACGGCGGAGGCATCAGTCTTAAGGGTGCAACTGACAAGCTGTTTCGCTGGCTAAACGCAACTGACAGCTGGACTAGCAGTGAACACATTGACCTCGCATCCGGCAAAGAATTCAAAATCAATGGCACCAGCGTTCTTAGCGGTAGCACTCTTGGTTCTGGTGTTACTGGCTCCAGCCTTACCTCTGTTGGCACCATCGCCACAGGAACTTGGAACGGCACTGACATCGGTGTTGCGCACGGTGGCACTGGAGCGTCAACTGCATCAGCTGCACGCACAAACCTTGGTGTAGCAATCGGCAGTGATGTTCAGGCTTACGACGCGGATCTGGACAACCTTTCTGGTTGCCAATCTGGAGCATCAGCAGCACTTGCTGCGCTGACCTCTACAGAAGTTCAGATTCTTGATGGAGCGACAGTCACCACCGCTGAGCTGAACATTCTTGATGGGGTGACTTCAACTGCTGCTGAGTTGAACATCCTCGATGGTGTCACTTCAACGACCGCTGAACTGAACATTCTTGACGGCGTTACTGCAACAACGTCTGAGCTAAACATTCTCGATGGAGTCACGTCAACGGCTTCTGAGCTGAACATCCTTGACGGGGCAACGGTTACAACGACCGAGCTGAACATCATTGATGGCAACACTTCAGCAACGTCAACAACGCTTGCAACAGCTGACCGCATGGTGATGAACGACGCAGGCACTATGAAGCAGGTCGCACTTTCTGACCTTGTGACTTTCCTGGAGGATGGTGCTACGAGTGGTTTTGATATTGACGGCGGTACGTTCTGATGGCGAACACAATTAAGCAGAAGCGTGGCACCTCTGACCCTGGGGCCTCAGATCTTGTTGTAGGTGAACTCGCTATCAATACCACCGATGGTGGTGTCTTCACCAAGACTGATGGTGGAACGGTTGTTGAAGTTGGATCAAACGTCTCAGTCGACAAAATTACTGAGGGCAACACAGAAGCTGAGGTTGTCGATACTGGGTCAGATGGTCATTTCAAGGTCACAACTGAAGGTAGTGAGCGCCTTCGTGTTGACAGTTCAGGTCGATTGTTGGTTGCTCGAACGTCTTCTACAGGAAGCGGTGAGGACATTCAGGACTCAAAGGGTGGTGTTCGCTCCATTCCGCAAAACAGCAAAACCGCTGCCTATACGCTTGTTGTTGGAGATCTTGGCAAGCACATCAACATCACAACTGGCGGTGTAACTGTTCCATCTGGTGTGTTTTCTGCTGGCGATGCAGTGACTATTTACAACGACAGCAGCTCAGACCAAACTATTACTCAAGGCTCGTCAGTCACTTTGCGTAGCGCTGGAACGGCAGACACCGGCAACCGTACGCTGGCTCAACGTGGCATCTGCACCGTGCTTTGTGTGGCATCAAATGAGTTTGTAATTTCTGGTGCGGGGCTGAGCTAATGAGCATCATTCAGATGCTTCTAGCAACGAGTGCTGACTCGGGGGCGACAGGTCCTACGTTGCATTACCTTGTCATCGCTGGTGGAGGCGGTGGCGGTAAAGGCGGCGGCGGTGGTGGCGCTGGTGGTTATAGAACGTCTTACAGCACTTCAGGCGGCAATAGTGCTGCAGAGGCTGAATTTTCTTTTGCAGTCAGCACAAACTATTCAGTGACCGTTGGCGCTGGTGGTGCGGGAGGTAGCGGCGCTGGTGATATTCCAGGTGTAAACGGAAATAATTCCACGTTCGCAACAATTACTTCGACAGGCGGTGGCGGTGGTGCTGCCGGTGACGGCGGTAGTGGTGGTGACCGAAGTGCTGGAGATGGTGGTTCTGGTGGTGGTGGCGCTAACGGTTCAGCAAGCGGTTCTGGAACAAGCGGTCAAGGTTCAGATGGTGGTGCGCAAATTTCTATTGCAGCCGGTTCTGGTGGTGGTGGTGCTGGCGCGGCTGGCGCGGATGGCACCAGTTCTGGTGCTGGTGACGGTGGTGATGGCTTGGCCTCAGCAATTACCGGAACCAGCGTGACGCGAGGTGGTGGCGGCGGTGGCGGTGGCCAATTCGCTTTTGGTCCTTTTGAAGGAAGCGGTGGATCTGGTGGTGGCGCCAACGGTACTAGCGGCTTTAGCGCTCCATCGTCTGCCACTGCTAACACTGGCGGAGGCGGCGGTGGTGGTGGCCAATTTGCAGGAAACATCAGCCTTGGAGGCCCTGGAGGATCTGGCGTCGTTATTCTCCGCTATGCAAACACTTACACGATCTCAAATCCTGGTGGTGGTTTAACTCTTTCAACGGCTACGGATGGAACAGATAAGGTGACAACAATCACCGCCGGAACTGGCAACGTTCAATTCTCAGAGTGATGGCCCATTACGCATTTTTGGACGAGAACAACATTGTTGTTGAAGTCATCGTCGGCGTAGACGAGGGCACAGATGGTGTCGACTGGGAACAGCATTACGGCAATTTTCGTGGCTTGACCTGCAAACGCACCAGCTACAACACCGCTGGGGGTGTTCATGTGAACGATGGAACGCCTTTCCGCAAAAACTTTGCTGGGACTGGATATGCTTACGACGCAGGCAGAGATGCCTTCATCGCGCCTAAGCCGTTTGAGTCTGCGGTCTTAAACGAGGAGTCTTGCCTTTGGGAAGATCCAAACGCTGAGGCTGAAGAGTAATTCAACCGTGAGCTTTCCTGATGCAACGCCCTGACCCTTTGATGACCGCCAGCTATGGCGCGACTGATGTTGCTTGCCAAAAATCACGAACGCTGTGGCTCGAAGAATTGTTCTTCCTCGATGGCCGGGACATGATTTCGCATCCAATGCACGGCTTGTTCACGGGCTTGGCTGCCAAGTATCAAAACTTAGATTCAACTGACGGCTACTGATGGCTAAGTCACTTAACGGACAAAATTTTGTCCCTAGCAAGCCTAAAAAGACACGTCAGGGAAATGGATCACATTCAAGACCGTCCCATGGACGTAAGAAGTATCGTGGACAGGGAAAACGTTAATCCTCTTTCCAATGTTCAAACTTCTCATTGCGAGTGGTGTCGCCGTTTCAGCAGCTGCGCTGGCATCTCCTGCGCTCGCGAACGTCTACGTGAACCCTGAATTCAATGGGGGTTCCTACGGTGACGAGTACCTGGGTGGAACGCTAACGCTCGATGTAGGTTACGAAGGTTCTTCTGGCGTTTACAGCTATTACATCCAGGGTGGACCTGCAATCGTGATGCCTAACGGCGCTGAGAACGAAGTTGAATTTGCCGGCAAGTTTGGCGGTGCTATTCAAGCTTCCGAAAACGTGTCTGTTTACGGTGAGCTGAGCGGCATCACTGGCGACGAACTTTCAGTTGGTAGCAAGCTTGGCCTGAAGTACAGCTTCTGAGCTATAACAACTGTAGGTTTCTCACACAGACCGACATCAGGCTCCCGAAAGGGGGCCTTTTGTTTTATCTGAAATCACCATGCAAAAGCTTTTCAACGTGATGTCCGTTGCAGCATTCACGATGTCTGCGGGGATGGTTGCTGGATCGGTGCTGCTTTACACGCGGATTCCATCGCTCACGAAGTATTACATGAGCGAGCTAACGCTGGAGATGACCAAGATGGTCACGCAGATGATGCCTGTTCAGGTTGATGAGTTGATGCCTGAACTGCCGAGTAGCACTGGACCGGCTGTGCCGTTCAAGATGCCTTGAGATCAGGTCACCATCTTGGTGTTGGCGGTTGGATCGTCGTCATGAGCTTCAGGCCCGAAACCTTCAGCCTTGATTTTTGCCATATCAAGTTCTGGCGCGGGTGCCTGAGGTTTCTGCTCAAACGACGCCAACCATTCACGTAGAGCATCACCAGTTGGTGTGCCTTTTGGCCACTTCACCCATTTGAGGATTGCTTTTGGATCGGTAAATGGTCTGGCAGATTTGCCGCACAATACGGTGTAGACGACAGGCGGTCCTTCGCGTCTACGGTTACGTTCAATCCAGAGCTGACCTGCTGTAAACCGTTCGGACTTCATGCCGGAGATTCCTGAAATTAAGTTGCCAGTCATCTCTGTTCCAGAGATTCCAAGCTGGCAAGCACTGCCGCCTCAGAGTATCCCAGCTGAACCGCCGGTAACTCTGTTGCTCGGCTTTCCTATTGCCCAGGTCCCTGGATGCGTAGAAACCAGGAACACACAGCCCGGCAACAAAGACGCTTACGACACTGATCCGAACGGCAACTTCGTTCTGTGTGACGGAACGATGCCGTCTTACAACCCACCAGTTTTCAATCCTGCTTTAGCGACGACAGCACCAGAAGTCGCCCCAACAGAAGCCCCTGCTGTTGATGCTGAAACTGCGGACAAGGTTCTAGAGAGCGCGACCAAGGCCACTAAAAGAGCCGCAAAGAAAGAAAAAGAGCCAGAGGTTTCAAGTCCGGCTCCAGCAACTCTCCCCAATCCGCCAAGTGCAAGTCTCGACATTTCAAATCTGGCAGTGAACAAGCCGTGCCCACCTTTTGGGTCAAAAGAAATCGGATCGTTTAACAAATTAGGGACAGAGGTCTTAGCCGGTTATGAGATGCAAAACGGCGAGTGCATCAAGCTGTGGGACCCTGTGCCAGTCAGCCAAGTAGTGAATAATTATCTGCCTGACGCTGGACCGTTGACGTCCGTAAGCCTTACGGCTGCCGTAGCTACATCAACGGCAATTTTTGCCAAGCCCATCGCATCAGTGCTGCAAAAGCTAGCCAAACCGGTGACAAAGAAAGTGGTGAAGAAGATCAATCAGAAGCTTGGCCGTAAGGAGAAACTGGAATCCTTACAGGAGCGACGGGCGCAGCAGCGTCACCGGAATCAAGCCATTCGCGATCTGAGGCGGGCTTTGGGTAAGTAATTGGATGCGTATGGGGCGGCAAAGTACCTGGCGGATTGGTTAGCACTACGTCTGCACAGATTTTTCTGTAAGGCGAGCTGGGGTGAAACATGATTCCATCCTTCATCAAATCCGAGCAGTTTTTGAGGCGTTTTATCTCGTACACCATGCGCTCGTGAGCAATCTTTGCTTCGAGCAATGCCACTTGTTTTTCTGCCGCTGCCCGACAGGTTCTGACGTGATGACGATCTAGCGGGATGGAGAAGGTTGCAGTAATTCCGCCATTGATTGAGAAGTTGTTTTTCTGGCCTGTACGAATCTGTTGCTCATAGAGGATATTTCCTGGATTGTCTGCGTCGTAAACCGGCTCGGTGTAATACGGCTCGTAGGGGCTTGCAAAACTTGTAGTGCTCATCAGGAAAGGGGCTATATGCAGAGTGCCCGACTGACAGCTGATTCCGCCACCGTATGTCGAACTAAATGAGCTGCTAGGCGCTACGTTCACATTTTGATTAGTGACTGAGCCACTACTGTTCGCGACTGGTGCGGCTGTACTGCTTACCTGCGCTTGAGCTGGAGCGGAAAGCAGCAAAAAGGCTGCGATAACTCGCTTCATTGGGTGAAGGTGCTAATCGTCTCGTTAACCGACTCGATGTCAGTTTCGCGGTTGATGATCGTGTGGTTCACAAGCCCAGGGCCGTTAAAAGTTTCGAGAAGCTGGAAACTGCCGCCTTCGTTGACGATGCTCCAGCTTGGTCTATCAGCTGGATTAAGACCAGTCCAAGTGCTGGTGATGCCGTTTACATCGTTGACGATTGTGGTCAACTCGCGTGGGGTGAGTTCACCGTTTTTCGGAGCAATGTTTGTTCCAGAAACGGTCATCTCATAACCCGTGCGGTACTCATAAGAGTTGATGACCTCATTGACTTTAGTTTTTGTTGTTGTCGTTGAACTGAGGGACCCCTGGGAAAAATTTGGGGTAACAGGAACCGCCGCTGCTGGAGCGGCGATTAACAACAACAGCAGCAAAATCATTTGATGGTCAGCTCGGTGGTCAGCTGACCGATAGCCAGAGTATTCCCCGAACCGGCCGTGATGCTCATAGCTCCATCTGAAGCGATTGTGCCTGCCAGGTCGCCTGCGGTGCCTGCAGCAGTGCTAACAACGCTGCCAAAGTTGGCGGCATTGCCTGTCGTCACTGCGGCTGTGGGAATCACATCAGCCTGCGTATAGCTCTGGCTGAAGCTAAAGGCTTCACCTGGGGTGTCTTGAGTGGCTGCAATCGTGCCGGGCGAATATACGCCGCTTGTGATTGTTCCAGCTGAAACAGTGTTGGCTGTATTGGAGTCAGTGGTATCTATGCCTGTGCCACTGATTTGAAATGAGCTGCCAATCCGATCTGCACTTGTTACCGCGCCACCAACTTGCAGTGACACTGATGACATGATCTTGTGCGTCAAATCAGCCTTGGCAGGCATAGCAGCTGCCAATGTGATGC